TCAGTTCTTCGATTGTTCTTTATTTCCGCTTTCAACTCGTTCAATGACACGGAGGCTTTCTCCAATGAGTTCGCTTGCTCTGCTGTTATTTCCGATGCTTTCGCTAACTCTTCGCCCTGTTTCTTGTTGATATCCTTCAAGGCGGTTAATTCCTTCTCCCTCTCTTCGTTGATAATCTTCAATTCTTGCAATTCGCTCGCCTGCTTGACTGTTAAGCTCTGAGCTTCGTTCAATGACAAGTTTGAGCTCTTGATTGAGGCGTCGGCTTCGATTAAGTTCGTTTTGAGTTTGTTCCAGTCTTTCAAGGGCACGCTGATAGTTTCCTCTTGCGGTGAGGTAGCCGTCGATGAGCTGGCATGCACCAACGAGGAGCAACAAAGCACCAACAAGCACAATAAACCGCTTAACAGTAATTTGAGATTTAACCGCATCGAGGTATATTTTACATTTCTCATACATATTAACCCCCTTATATTAGTCCAGGTCAGTCCAACGAGCGGCCCAACCTCTAACATCAACATGAACGAAATCTTGATTGTAATATCTGCCAATACCGTCGGCACCACATTCCTCGGCAACTTGTGCAAGGTAATCAACATCGATGCCATCGTATGTAATGTCTGCCGCGGTTCCCTCAACGTGCTGAGAGTTAGAAACACCGCCAACTTCTGCGTTATGTTCAGGGCACCGATAACCGCTTAATACTTCGATTGGTTGCCCAATACGTTCACGAATGGCATCTAATACGTCAACCAAACGCTTATCAATAATATGGTCTAAAATAGGATGGCCTGCATCGTCATAACCATGTCGGCCACATTTGCAAGAAAATTCAAAATCATCAAAATAAGTTCCTACTTTCATAAGCACACCTCTTTCAAATATAAAAAAGCTACGTTTCTAATATATGAACGTAGCAACAAAACAGCACCATATTATTTTTTGAGTATCATGTCTACTCTTGCATGAACCACGTCAAGCAAGCCAGATATGGTAGTATTTCCGCCGTCTCGCATGTTCTCGAGTATGCTCAATAGTTCCACCGAGCCGAGATATAGCCATACAATATTAACGGCGAATGCGTATTGACCTGCCATGTAATCAAAGCACCATGCGGCGCCAGTAGCAAGGCAATACGTTAATACTTTTGTAACGAAAGGCTTGCGCATATGCTTTGAGGATATAAGCCCCTTGCCCCATGTAGCTGGAATCGCTATATATTTGTCTAATGCTGTTAGATTATCCGCGTTTGCCCCCATATCAATAAGCATTTGATACGATATAGCCGCCCATTTTGTGATGAGGTCTAGGAATACAAGTAATATAAATATCCCTAGCACCTGCACATGTTTTAAGCCAATCATATATATCGCCACATCGGCGATAACGGCAAGCAAGGCTTTCACCGCGAACGAATCCGTCAACTTCCGCCAAGCCTCGCTCATAAACCCATTTAATTCTTGCATGTCTTCTCCCTGTGTTAGTTAATTATTCATTATTTAATACCTATTTACTTTCTAACGCTTTAATTCGTTCTGTTAAAGCAGCTATATCTTTATCATATTGTGCTTTAGGAACGTAATTAGCTAAATCTGCATTCTTAGCAAAAGACTGCGCTTCGATTTTATTCACGTAACGAGTACTAGCATCGCCAGGTGTTAATACATACTGAGCAATCTCTGATTTTTTAATAAAACTACCTAAATCACCTTTATATGCAAACGTTTGAGACGCCCAGCCCTTTTGAGCATATATAGTATCTGCATAGGTTCTAGATAAAAAAGTGTTGTTAGCCTTCGCTGTCATTAAATAGCTATTTAAATCTGTTTTCTTAGCGTATGTATTATCTGCATAGACTCTAGATACAAAAGTGTCTCTAATCGTCGTTGTCTGCATATAATTATTTAACTCTGTTTTGAGTGCATATTTAGGGTCACCTATCATAGTAAGATAGTTTCTTAAGTCGACTTTTTTTAGATAAAGGTTATCAGCATCTTTTTTAGTAGTGTAAGCAGATAAATCTACATTACCACCAGTACCAGAACCAGCTGGACCTGGAGGACCTTGCGGACCAATATCACCTTTAGGACCTTTAAGTGCTGCTAGTTGTTCTGTAGTAAAATCACTATATTTAAATGGCTCACCTTTGTCTCCTTTAGGGCCGGCTGGACCGGGGATACCTTGTGGACCCATAGGGCCTACCGGACCAGGTTTGCCCTCTTTACCAGGTAAGCCATCGTTACCGCGTTCACCTTGCGGGCCAGTAAGACCAGTGTCCCCCTTCGGTCCTTGATCACCTTGCGGGCCCTGTGGACCCATAGGACCAGTATCACCTTTAGGACCAGTGTCGCCTTTAAGACCGTTAACGCCATCTTTACCAGGAGCACCAGGTGGGCCAGGAGGACCTTGAATGCCGGGCACTCCTTGAATACCCTGTAACCCTTGCTCACCGTTTATTCCGTCAACACCATTTCGACCAGGTTCGCCCTGTGGTCCTGGAGGACCAGGTTGGCCTTGTGGCCCTGGGTCTCCTTTCGGCCCTTGTAACTTAACAATCTGCATATTATCTTTGACTGTGATATTTTCACCTGTATCATTGATGCTGATGCTATCAATAGGAGAAGGCTTTAAATACACGTTTTCTTCGTTCATATCATTTCCCCCTATTGCTAACACCTTCAATTATGTCAACTTGCCCTTTAACAAGGCATTTAATAGGGTGGTTGCCATTCCAAAGGAATAAATCCCATTGATATTTACCAGCTTCTAAAGTATTTGTATCAAGAGAAATAGTGATTTTAGACGCTTCATCGTTTTCTAAAGCCTCGGTAGACACATCAATATCAAACTTTGCTTTATATTCTTCGTCCCACAAATATTTACGAACACAGGCGAATAGATTTTCACTCGCCACAACATTGTTATACCCAATGTTAAGAGAAATTATCTCCCCTTTGATTGCATTAAAGTTGTGTAGGACTGGTAGCATCTGTATCATCCTTGTCTGAATTTAGTAAATCATTATGTACGCATCCTTCAGTTGGACACGTTCTATCATCATTAAGCACTTCCCAACAGTACTCACAAAATTCCATGACAGGAACTTTACTATCACCGATATATTTAGGCATATTATTGCACCTCCTTAATTCGTGCTACCATTTCGCTATTCAACTTGATATATTGAGTGCTAATTGCATTAGTAGGTTTCCCCATGAGCAGCAATCGGCGTTGAGCCTCTTCTAGAGTTTTAAATCGTGGTTCATATTCGTCTTTTATGGCGTTTATTTTTTCTTCCTTCGTCGGGATGTATTCAAATACTGGTGGATCTATAAATTCACCATTCACATAACATTTACCGCTCGTAAATTGTGCTTGCATTTCACTATCGCCGCTTAAAATAGTACTTGTTGGATGCGTTTGTTTTGCTAACTGTTCTACATCTTCTAATGTGTCAGCATGAACACCTACAACGTAGGAAGTTTGGCGAACACCATGCTCATTTAATACAAATACATACATATTATTGTCCTTTCTTGGAGGTTACTATGAAATTAATTGAGAAATTAAAAGGGGCTCATGAACGCCCCTATGTAGCGTATAAAGTTGTAGGTTATTATTCCTCTTATCAAGAGGCTAAGGAGGCATTAAACAATGCTCATACGTTAAACGATGTATATCATTCATGGTTAGAGTTGCATTCGTTAAATGTTTCACCACATACCATGAAAGGATATGAATGTGCATACCATCATGTATCATCTATATCTCACCGCCCTATCAACGAAATCACATATATGGAGTTGCAAAATATAATATCGGATATGCTAAAGAGCGGACTCTCTTATTCCTCATGTAAGAAAGTTCGCTCTTTACTGAATCAATTATATTCATTTGCAATTATTAATGACTGGTGCTCAAAGTCATACAGTCAATATTTGAATATTGGCCACAATACCCCTAAGCGCCCACGCAAAGTATTCACCACTAATCAAATTAACCGCTTATGGTATATCAATGCAAAAATACCCTTAATACTCTTATATACTGGAATGCGTGCTAGTGAATTAATTAATCTAAAAAGTACCGACATTAATCGAAAACAACGTTATTTAAAAGTTACTAGCAGCAAGACTAAAGCAGGTATCCGCATCATTCCCATTCATCATCGCATATGGCCATTTATTGAACATCGACTATCTAATAAATGGATCATAGAGGAACGAAATTATGTCTCCCTTTCTCATACTTTTAAATTAACCATGAATATTATTAACGCTAAACACACTCCCCATGATTGCCGTCATTCATTCGCTACTAGATTAGATGATGTAGGTGCTAACTATAATGCAAAACGATTATTGTTAGGCCATGCATCATCTAATGTTACTGATGGTGTTTACACTCACAAATCACTTAGACAATTACGCAAGGCCATTGAAATGCTTAAATAACCAAGGGGGAAGAAAATTAAATTTAACCATTTATGATGGTAAAAAATATGATGTTCAATTTCCTATTGCATATGCAAAAGAATGTATTGGTGTGTTACAAACGTTAGAATGGCATACTGCTATTGGTGGGGCATCAGTTGCTTACACCGATAAAAGAACTACTACTGGTTATACAATCGTTGCTGATGCATCTAGTGCAGCATATAATAGTGATTTATTTTATATTGCGTTTGGAATTTAGCCAAGGGGGAAGTGTAAACATTACTGTAGGGCGTAATATTTACAATAGTGATACTGTATACCCTATTGCATTTAATAACTCACCATCTGTTAATGTTATTAATATTGCTGATACATTAGATCAAGATGGCTGGGTAACTAGTGCAATTAAATCCATCACAAATTTAAAATTCACTTATATGACTGCACAAAATAATGTAACTGGAATTAGTTGGATTGCTATTGGTAATTAACCAAGGGGGAAATGATAGTGATACACAGGCCTATTACGATATAGGAAGTCAACAAAAGCAAGAGCAATTTACATTTCCTATATCGTTTAAATCCAAGCCATTATATGTACATCCATATGCGATTAATAAAGTAGAATTAAGGCATTTATCACGAATTGGAATTAGTGATAGCCAGATTACATCAACAGGATTTGCAGCGGTTATTAGTGAGAATAGTAATGCTGTAGAACAAATCAAAATGAGATATATTGCTATAGGAATTTAATTACCTATAGCAACCCAATACACGCCATCATATGGAAATAAATTGCCTGTTCCTTGTAAAAACATTGTAAATGATTCTTTTTTTAAGTCTCTAATTTGTGTCCAAATATCTACTTGATTTGGATTGGGATTAGTACTGTTATTAATCATGTTAGATATTGCCATGAGCGGTTTATTGAATGTTATAGGAAATACTGTTTTAGGTATCGCTCCTTCAAAAGTAGCTTGTGTTGTTCCTTTAATAATTCCCCCTTGGTTAATTACCAA